TAAAAAACTAGTTCTTATGTTTGAAGTAGGTGTATGGGAAACAGCAAATCCAAATGTTTCATATAATGGTTTCAATACTTGGATTTATTTTTTAGATCCACCTAGTGGACCTCAATCTACAGGTACAACTGGTAGAGCTTACTTATCATATGAAGATAAAGCACTAGCTTATATTCTTAATGCAGCTCTATTAGCTGGATTTACTAGAGAAGAAATAGTAGTTGCTTTTTATACACCAACAGCCATTACCAGAACAAATGTACATTCCGAAGGAACGTTAGACGGATTAACATTCGTTACCCTGGCAGATGATAATGCTTTTATTGAGAATTTAAATCAGCGTGGGAATTTTATCCGCGCTGCTGAAATTTTTAAGAATAATATTCTTCCTGGTAGTGGTTATTTTAATCCAACTCCCGTTGGTTCTAGTACTTTCTCTAGTAGTAACCCAGCAGCACAAAGAGCTTTACATATTGGTATGGGTAGTATTGCTAGTATTGCTGGTAAATTAAATTCTGTAGATAATACTACAAAAGACCAATGGTATCCTAAACAAAGTTTAGCAGGAAATCCTGTATGTTTTACATATAGTGCAAATGGATCATTAGCGGTAGGAAAATTATTAGCTGATTACTTAAATACACAAGTATCTACTACAATTTATGTACCAAAATGGATAAAGGATTTTGCAGATATTCTTGGAGAAACAACAGATCCTGTACTTGGTATTGATTTTTCTTTACTAGTCGATGGTAGTTCTATAACCGATATTGGCCCATATTTAACAGATTTAAAAGACTTAGCCTCTGCTGGGAATAACCTATGTAGAGAATATATTTCAGCATATAAACATAAAACTCTACAATAAGGAGATACAATGCCAGTTATTTCAAAAGAACAAATATTTGCTATTACTCGTGGATTTCTAGTACAAAAAGCAGGAGCAGCAGCAACTCAAAAATTTACTTGAATTTCACCATCTGTTTTATTAAACCCTGGTTTATTAGATCAAACTACAGCTAACTTAGCAACAGGTGGTGCAACTGTAACTGTAGCTAGTACTGCAAATTACAACATAGGAATGTCTATTCAAAAAGTATCTGGTGCTGGTGCTTTCTTTAATGGATCGCCACTCTGTGTATACTCAAAAAACAATAACGGTACAGTTTTTACAGTAGGTAATTATCCAGAAAAAATTCTAGAAAATCTAACAGCAACCCTAGAATCAAATAATATTATAACCATTACTAGTAGTCACGATACAACTAAAATATTTCCTGGTTTAAAAGTAACTAAAGTTTCTGGTGATGGGGCTTTTAATGCTACTGGTTGTTTTGTTAAAGAGATTACTGGACCAAAAACATTTACAGTTGTAACTACTATTGATTCTTCCAGTGTTCCAGGTTCTACTGCTGCAACTCATGCTACTATTGGAGCAATTGTATTCTATGTAGGTGGAGTAACTAGAAACCATGCTACTGCTGGAGCAGTAACAAGTTTTTTAGTAGGTGGTATTGATTTCCCAAACAACGCTATTTATGGCTTAGGGGATTTAAATCCAGCTGTATATACATTAGCTACTGGATCTAGTACAATTGGTGGTGAAGTAGTTGCTAGATTTGGCGGTGATATTAATGGAAACGGCGGTCTTGCTAATATTGAACGAGACTATCATTTTACAGGTCAGTGTCTAATTAGAAAACTAAAGTGAGGTGATCTATGACTAGAATGGGAATGATGGGAATGGGAGAAATGTTTGCACAAGGTCCAGGAACTTCCTCAATGATGCCTACAGGCATGGGTCCTAATATGCCCACAGGTATGGGAATGGAACCAGATACTATGAATTTACCAGATGAAAAAACTGGTAAAAGAAGAAAAATGGCAAGAACCCGAAAGAAAGGTCTTGGTAAATCAATGAAACGGATGAAGAAATGAAGAAGATTAGCAAAGAAAAATTAGATTACATCAAAGCAAATGCTGGCCCTAAGCCAGATAAAGCAACAAAGAAAACTAAGATTAAGAAATCAAGGAATTAATTTATGTCAGAAACAAACAATGGTGTGCAACAATCCGCTCCTGAGACTGCACCACCTATGCCCGTTGTCCCAGACAAACAGGCAGAACGCGATGCTTATGAACTAGCAATGTTTGAGCAGGGCCTCAAGGCTACTGGTGAGGAATTACCAGCTAACTATAAGACACCCAAGGATTATTTCATGTCCTTAAAGAATGCTCAACGCGGCTACACACAGGCTCGTCAGGAAATTGCTGAGATGCGTAAGAATATTCCTGAGACTGTTACTCAGCCAGTATATCAGGAACAACCAAAGTCTATGGATAATCTACCAGTTGGCGATGCCATTAGGATTGAACCTAAGCAACCACAACCAGTCGAGACTCCAAAGCTAACAGCAGACCTATGGGTAAAATGGGGAAGAGAGATTGTTTCTACTGGTGGACTTAGTGAAACAACTAAGACACAGATCAAGACTCTCATGAACGCAGATGATGTAGTCATTAATGACTTTGTCAATCAGCGTAAGGCTGCTATTCGGTTAGCTAAGGAAGAATCGGCTAATGTTGTAGGAGGCCAGGAAAACCTAAAGGCCGTCTTAAACTGGGCAGGGGCTAACTTAAGTCCAGAGGAACAGGAAGCCGCCAACAAGGCGCTCCAGTCTCCAGCCTATAAAGTTACCCTGCTTGGTTTAAAAGCCCGCTATGAGGCAGCAACGCCCTCTAGTAGACCCGTACAGTCTCCTTTGGTTAATGAACCTAGTTCACCTACGCCAAGAAATGTATTAAATGTCCCGCCCCCTAGTAAACCAGAAGTGGTTTCATTCAAATCTGAAGCAGAGATGAAGGCTTATATTGCAGATCCTAGATACAGGACTGACGCATCTTTCAGAAGAATGGTAGAACAAAAGATTGTCTACACCAGTCAAGTGGGATACTCAGGCTAACTAAGACTCGTAACAACGAATAATCAAGGTTTGCTACTCAATGTTTTTAAATTTTAACCCAAACTCACTTATATAGGAGTAACAAATCATGGCAGATCCAGTCAATTCATATCCCTTTGCATTAAGTGGCGGTAATCCTCCAACTCCAGCTTGGCCTACCGCTTCACCCGTAGCATCAACAACTTCCGTTCCACACGCAGGAACTCCAGCTGGCTTCTGGCTTCCTGTTTGGTCGGGCGAAGTTCTCAATGCTTACGATCAATACAACATTTTCGAGCCTCTTGTCGATACTAGAACCATTGAATCAGGTACTACTCTTAGATACCCAATCACTGGTACTGTATCAGCCAAGGGTGCTTGGAAAGCTGGTGAGGAACTAGAAGGTTCAACTACTATTTCAACTCCAGGTTACTTCGATATCTCCCTAGATCAGCGTCCAATGGTTGCTCACTATGAGCTTGACGATGTTGCTCTAATGCTTACCCAGTGGGAGTATCGCTCTGAAATTGCAAGACAAGCTGGTCTTGCCCTTGCTAACCTTAGAGACAAGCAAATCGCTTGCTTAATTGCACAAGCTGCATTTACAGATAACAGAGCACCATTTGGTGATAAGGTAGCTGGTGCAAATAATAATAATGGTGCATTTGGTAGATTAAACTACGACTCTACTAGCAATATTAACTCAGGTAATGCAGATTTTGCTCACCTTGGTAACACTGGTTCAACTGCAGATCAAAGAACAGCTGCAGCACTTCGTGTAATCGAGTATATTGAGCACTTCCTTACCCACCTCCAGGAGATTGATGCAGATACCTCTGGTATTACTTTGGCTCTTCCTCCACGTACATTCCAAGATGTAAGAGCACTTGGTATTGCTAGAAACTACACCGACATGATTGGTGGCGCTGGTCGTCCCTTCTTTGGTGGTGTTTCTGAGGCTGGTGGTCTTGGTATGCCACTAACTTCTGCAGTTACAATTAACGATTCTCTTGATTACATGGGAGTTCGTATTGTAAAGACTAATCACATTCCTACAGTAGATTATCATACTTCCAGTGGTATTGCTGTAGAAGGTACTTGGTCAGATAACGGTACTGTATCTGTTGGTGTTCCTATTAGCGGAAACCCAACTGCTGGCTTTAGCGTAACTAACGGTTCTTTTGCTGCTACAAGCGGTGGTGAAGAACTTGGTGACATCAAGTACTGCTTCCCATTCAAGTACCTTAAGGTTAAGGGACTTATTTGGCAGCGTGGCGCAGTCGCCAGCATTGCCAAGATGGGCATGAAGGTAGATTCAGTTCGTGATGTTCGTCGTAATACCAACTTCACTGTGGCTTCGGTCATGCGTGGTGGTGGTGTTCTTCGTCCAGAACTAGCTGGCGCACTTTGTGATGTTGTTGCAAACTAATTGATAAGGCCCAGGGGATGAAATATTCCCCTGGGCTATTTTTTTATAGGAGATAAACTATGGCAGAAATGGGATTTAGACGAAATCAAAAAACAGTTGTTGTTAACAGTACAGCGCAGTTTAGATCAGCAACTTCCCTAGAGCAAACAGTCATAGGAATCTCTGATCTACAGGATCTCAGTATCTCTGGACCAGTCGAAAATGATATCCTAGTGTATTCAGATGGATTGTGGAAAAACAAACAAAACAAACACAACTCATCTAATGTAACTGGTCTAGATTTATTTCTTTACTCCATAGGAATAATGTGAGGAACCATGGCAACTACAGCTCAATATACAGCAGAACCATTTATTGAATCAGTTTCAGTTAACAGTGTAGATGTTAGTAGAACTTCCCCTGCAAATACAACCTTTCTTTGCAGTGGTCCAGAAGGAACCCCATCTCCTGGAACTGGAAAAAGAATCTTTAAAGTAACACTTATAGATGTAACCGCTACTAGTATTGATAATGTAGTTCGTTTTTGGATTTCATATGACGGGGGTACTACAAAGTTTTTAGTCTGTGAAAAACTAGTAACAGCCACAACAGCATCTGGTACATCAATTGGATTTAGAACAGAAGTACCAGAACTAGTTGGTTTGATTTTACCAGCAACCTTGGGAACTACTAACTTATATGTATCTTCCCACTTAAACGGAACTTATCATATTACCGTAGAATCAGGACTCCTATGAATCAAGGTATATATGGATTTCCTGGATTACTACCGCCGACAATAACTCCTTATATAGACTTTAGTTTAACTAGTAATTATCCAAATAAACAAGGTAGATTGATGTGGGATAGTAACTATTCTACATTATCCTTAGGTTTAACAGATAATTTAGATATTGAACTAGGTCAATCTTTATATAAAAAAATAAGAAACAATACAGGAAGTACATTAACCAAGGGCCAGGTAGTTTATATTAATGGAGTACATGGTCAAAGTAATATTACAGTAGCTTTAGCTTATGCAAATATAGAAGTAATTGCTG